ATTTCAGCCCCATGTTCGGATTCTACTTTTTCGCTCATTGTATTTTCCTTTTATTATCTGTATGTGTGTGTTGTGCTATTAGTATAGCAAAGTATTTAGTGTTTGTCAACTAAACAAGTTGTGCTAACGACAGACCCATAATTGCAATTACTGCAAGTGCAAGGCCGACGAGCATGACTTGTTCGCATAGGAACCCATCGCACTCTCTTAGCTTATTAACTAAGTTCTTCATCTTCTTCTCCGTGTGTGTGTTGTGGTGTTACCACTGTTACATAGTAACACCACTATATTAATCTGTCAACCTAGACAGATTAATTTGTGTTTATACTCCGATAGACCGATAGACAATATATATGCCTATCATAATCATACAGACTATTCCATCAATTGCTTTTGCTTGTGCGTGTTCTTCTTCACTCATTATTCAAACTCGTATTCTTCTGAAGTCCACACTAGGAATTATACATCGCATGTTTGTGGTCGGCAATTTCACTTGCTGCTTTAAAATGCCCTTGGTTGCGAAGCTGTTGAATGACCATGCAGTATGCTCTGTACTCTTGTGCTTTGACAAAACGCTTCCAACCAGCAACTAAAAATGAATCATTCATTAGAAGTTACCTCTATGTACCGTACCACCACGACAGATGTGATTGATGTCACCGCGTGTGATACCAATGTCACGCAATTCGTAATCGCTTAACTTGCTTAGTGCTTTATAACCTTTGTTATCCCAGCCAGAATCAAATCTGCTTTCAGTTACGAAGCCTTTGAAGAAGTTTGTGATTGTATCACATAATGAACAATAAACTCGTGTAAGTGTTGTACTCATTTCTCATCTCCCATCATAAGTGCTTTAGCTTCTTTGTGCATACCCATCTGGCTAAGGTGTGATGCTGCTCTTGCTCTGCCAGCTGACTCGCCAAATGCGATCATACTGCAAAACGCTGTGATTGCGATTGTTTTAACTGCTTCGCAAATTGTGCAGTAGTAAGTACTAAGTGTTGTGGTCATTATACCCATCCTGTAAGGTTTGTGTTTGATTTTGATGTTGTGCCGTCGTTCCAAGGATGTAAATCCTTACGTGTAGGTGCAGCACCTTCGTGGTCTAGCATATGCTGGTAAGCAAACTGCCAGTCTTTTTTGAACTCAGTTTGAGCCCATACTCGGTAGTCGTCACGGTTCTTGAGGGATGGATTAGATCCAAATACAAACCGTAGGACTTTTTTCAATGAAATCATTGATCTCTCCTGTTTATAGTTTTGGATGCTTGAGGAATAGCAATACCCTGTGTCTTTGCACAGCGTCAAAGCCCTTTGGACTTCGTCAATTGCGTTTTTAGGAGTGCTTTGTAACTCCCATAGTCTATCCTATGTGTCTGTGTGTTGTTAGTATAATATAGCATAGGTTAAGCGTGTTGTCAACCAAGTGCTACTTTACGTAACAATGTTATTTATACACTTTAACGTGCATAAAACACCGTTTAGAGCTGAAAAAGGCAGGTTTTTACAATACATTTGCAAATACCCGTTATGCACTAAACGCATACCGTAATATTCGTTTGACAAATACTAAACATAGTTGTAGTATAAATAATCAGTAGGCAACGTCGAGTCTACCTTTAACGTGAGCGATGTGGTAAAGACATCAAGCAATGGAGAATACAATGGACGCACTCACCATATGGAGCCTAATCGGGTTCCTATTTGCTGCCTACGCAGTAATAGCAAATGATTCAGTACAAACTCTCGGTACATGGATGGCATCAAACAATGAGAGATTCAACTATAAAGTATTATGGGGAGCAGCAAGTGCAGTATTACTTGCAACCTTGTGGTATGGTTGGACAGTAAACGGCGGTGACATCAGTTACGGCAGACTAAACAAGATCCCATGGCAAGAGGTACAATGGTATCATGCTATGGCACCAGGCATACTTGTTATACTCACACGTTATGGCGTGCCTGTATCAACTAGCTTCCTAGTACTAAGTGCTTTCGCAAGTACATTTGTATTAGAGAAGATGCTTATGAAAAGTATAATGGGCTACGGTATTGCGGCACTGTTCGCATACGGAGCATGGTACTTAATAAGTAGGTGGATGGACGAAACTGCTCCAGTCAAAGAAGAACACAAAAACTATTGGCGAGTAGCGCAGTGGTTTGCAACAGGAGGCTTGTGGTGGACTTGGTTGTCACATGACATGGCTAACATCGCAGTGTTCCTTCCGCGAGTAGTTCCGTTAGACTTAATGTTCTTAGTTAGTGTAGTATTTGTAGTTGGCTTGTTCTTTATGTTTAGAGAACGGGGTGGCAAGATACAATCGATTGTATTAGAGAAGCACAACACTCGTTATGTAAGAAGCGCAACACTAATTGACTTGTTCTATTGGTTATGCTTATACTTCTTCAAAGAGCTGAACGATATACCTATGTCAACTACTTGGGTGTTCGTTGGTATGCTTGCAGGACGCGAACTTGCTATTGCAAGCTTCACAGGCAAGATGAAGTTTAAGAGTGTGTTTCCTTTGGTAGCACGAGACTTTCAGAAGATGATGATTGGACTAGGTGCCTCGGTAGCAATTGTGCTGTCGATACACTATGTATTAGTACCAAACGGATTCTAAACTAAATGGGAAGGTTGTGTTCGACGACACAACCTTTTCTCTTGACTTCTTGTGTAATGAGTGTATAATTAAAAGTATAAGTTACGGAGACAAACTTAGAAATGAAAATACTAATAGCAGGATATGGGTTTGTAGGTAAAGCCCAAGAGATAGTTTTAAAAGACTATCATGAAGTAGCAATTTATGATCCTTACTTAGGTTACGATAACGAATGGTTAAACCTTGACGCTATTATTGTTTGTGTAAGCACACCCCCAAACGCAGATGGATCTTGTGATGTATCAAACGTAATTGATATTGTTAATAGAGCACCTAATATTCCTATACTAATTAAGTCTACTATTAGTGTAGAAGGGTGGGATCAAATAAGACAACAATCTAATAATAAGCAAGTTTGCTTTTCGCCAGAGTTTTTAAGACAAGCAACTTGGGAACAAGATGCATTCTTTAAAAATATGTTTATTGGTGGCAAGGGTACTGGTTTTTGGAGCGACTTATACATAGGTGCATTAGGTGATATTAATATAACAGTTGGAGAACCTGAGAACCTAGTTGCAGCAAAAGCATTTAGAAATAGCTTTCTAGCAACAAAGGTATCTTTCTTTAATCAGATATTTGATTACTGTGATGCTCACAACCTAAACTATAGCGAAGTGGCACATGCAGTATGTTCAGATGAGCGTATTGGCTTTAGTCATTCAAACATTACTAACGAGCGAGGCTTTGGAGGACATTGTTTTTCAAAAGACACTAGCGCAGTTACACGATCAGCACAACTTGCTGGAACTAGACTAACAATCATCGAAGATGCAATCAACTATAACAAGTCGATTAGAAAGGACAACGTTTGAAAATGAAAATAATAGCAGGAAATGCCAACCCCACCTTGGCTCAGCAAATTGCAGACTATTCTTTTACACCGTTACTGCCAACTAAAATTAGTACATTTGCTGACGGTGAAATAAGTGTGGAGTTTCTAGACAACATCCGTGGAGAAGATGTGTTTATTATACAAAGTACATCAACTCCTGTTAATGATAGTTTAATGGAATTGTTAATTATGATTGATGCTGCTAGGCGTTCAAGTGCTAGTCGTATTACAGCAGTTGTACCATACTTTGGATATGCTAGACAGGATCGTAAGAGCGCCAGTAGGACCCCTATAACAGCAAAACTAGTTGCTAACTTGCTTACAACAGCAGGAGCAGATAGAGTGCTTACAATGGACTTACACGCAGGACAGATTCAAGGCTTCTTTGATATTCCAGTTGATGACTTAACAAGCCGTTTAGTATTTGCTAAAGACATTAAACGTAACGTTATTATTGAAGATGGTACTGTATTTGTAAGTCCTGATGCAGGCGGAGTTGTTCGTGCTAGGAAGTTTGCAGACATGTTTCACGCAGACATTGCTATAGTAGACAAGATGCGTCCATCAGCAGGTAAAAGCGAAGTTATGAACTTGATCGGCGATGTTAAAGGTAAACATGCCATTCTAGTTGATGACATTATCGACAGCGGCGGCACACTATGCAACGCAGCTAAAGCTATTATGGATGCAGGAGCATTGTCAGTTCGTGCATATATTACACATGGTGTATTGTCAGGCGAAGCATGTACAAGGGTTGAGAAGAGTGTACTTACAGAACTAGTAGTTGCAGACACAATAAAAGATCATTGCCCTAAAAACTGCAAAAAGACACGACAGGTTAGTGTCGCGCCTTTGTTTGGTGAAGCAATTCGTCGTATAACTAACGAAGAGTCAGTAAGCAGTCTATTTGGATAAAGCGTATGCTTCTAAATGATGGATATACTCACCTATTGAGTGATCACTAAAGCTGTCTATCTTGCCAGCTTTGATGCCCATCCACATGCCGCGCCACTTGTCTTTGATCAGTTGCCAGCCACTTGGATTGCGAACATTGCCATATGCATTAATGTAATGCGAATTGCCATGATGATGATATCCCATAATAGTAAGAGGAACGGTAGTGACAATGTCATTATTGTTCCTCCATCTATGATGGACTACTCCTAAGCTATTGCAGTAACCTTTCCAACCTACTCTCGGACTTCCATAAGTGAATAACTCGATTGGATCGTTTAGTTGTGCATTGTACTTGCATCTACTTGCCATAATAGTTGCCATACCTGCTCCTAAAGAATGTCCACAGAACCAAACCATCTTCTTTAGATTTGCCTTACGATTAATGTCTTCTTCAATCATAGGCCAAAGTTCGTCCGTTTCAGCTTTAAATCCTCTGTGTACTCTACTAACAGTCTCAGCTATAACTGGAAATGCTTTTAGATCTGCTTTAATGTCGTTAAACTCTCTTGGTTGCGTTCCTCGACATGCAATTACTAAGTCTGTTTTGTTCATAAAGCGATATGCTTGCGCACCGTCTTTGTTGTAAAACTCTGTTGTAGTAAATCCTAAATCCTTTGCTTGACTTTTTGCTACTTTTATGTTACTATATGCTATACTTGATAATTTAGCGAAGAGAAGGGATTTCTCTTCAAAACTTAATTCAGTTATCGCCATGTGTGGTCCTCCATTATTTGTAATATTTATAAACAAAGTCTACTAAATACTGTATAGGAATAGTTAAACATGAAAAAACGAACTAGAAGTATACTTGAGGAACTGAATAATGCCCACGGACGGCGTGACAGTGACCATCTTATTGATGCTACAGCCAATAACATCATCGAAAGTGCTATTAATTTATTAAGTAGAATACATTCTACATATGATGTAGATACCGCCGGCGAACTAGAAAGACGCTTTATTAATAGTATTAAAGCAAGTGACCCTCGTAAGTTTAAACGTAGTATGACTAGAATAATAGAGAGTAAAAAGAATGACAATACTTAAAGAAGGCGGCAACATATTCAAAACTGAACAAGGTGCTATAACTCAGCGTATTGCAACAAAAGATGTGCAAGCTTCGATTAACTTTATTGAAAAGATTACAGGCTTAACATACGATGAAGAAGATTGGCTAGGCACAACTGGTAAGAAGAACGATCCAGATGGCGAGTTTGAAAAGAATAGTTCCGGTGACTTAGATCTAAACACAGATGCAAACAAAATAAGCAAAGAACAATTAATCGTTAAACTAACTGCATGGCTAAAAAGTCAAGGCGTTGACGATGCAGAAATTATGAATGTTGGTCGTAAAAAGACAGACGGCTGGATTAAAGATGCAGGTGATCAAGTACACTTCCGCACACCTATTGCAGGTAGTGACAAAAATGGATTTGTACAAACAGACTTTATGTTTACTAACAATCCAGACTTTCAACGTGGAGCCAAGCGTGGAGGCACAGCACAGTTCGGCGGAACAGACAGAGCTATCCTACTATCGGCTATTGCAAGAGGACGTGGACTAAAGTTTAGTCCTAAGTTTGGATTAGTTGATCCTGCCAAAGGCGATGAAGTAATTGCTGCTACATGGGATAAAATTGCACCATTGCTATTAGGCAAAGGCGCAAAAGAACCAGACACTCATACAGTTGAAACTATGCTTGCAAAGTTAAAAAGTGATCCAAACTACGAACAGCTAATTGCTCCGTGGAAAGAAACAATGGCCAAGGCTGGTAAAGAAGTACCTGAGTCTAAAACACCAACTGGATACAAAACACTAGAAGACAAGCAACTTGCACGTATTAGAGAACTTAGTGGCAACATGCTAAACAGTGCTGTTATGTCCTCAGGAAGCTTTATAAGATGAGATTTAACGAGTTCCGTACAGTCCTAACTGAAGCAGTCCTAACTGAAGAGTTTAAAGGACGCGAGTATAACCACCTAGAAGATCTAGTGTTTGTTAAAGGCTCAGCAGGGGCAGTAGAAGCAGCAGACATCCTAGACAAGCTAGGTACTGACAGCAGTGATGTTGCAATCAAGTGGGACGGCAATCCAACTATCTATTGGGGACGCGAGTCAGACGGCGAGTTTGTTCTAGTAGGTAAAAATGGTTGGGGACGCAACAAGTCAACAAGCGCAGATGATCTATCACGCTTTATACAAAATTCAGGCAAGGGTGTAGAAGAACAACCTTGGCGCAAAGACTTCGGCGAAGAAATGGCAGAAGTGTTTGAACTAATGAAGTCAGCAACTCCTGGAAGCTTCCGAGGATATGTTTATGGTGACTTACTATACAGTCCACGCAAGCCTTTTACAGCAACTAAAGGCTCAGTAGAATTTGAACCAAACTTGGTTAAGTACACAGTTGATACGAATGGCCAACTCGGCGGGCGCATAGCGAACTCAAAAGTTGGTGTAGTAGTTCACACAAAACTTGAAGAGTTTGGTTCAAAGTCTGCAACACCTATTAAAGATGTAAAAGAACTTAACAGCAATGATGTAGTAGTACTAGGACAAACTTATGTTACACATCAGCCTAAAGTTGACACATCAGAAGTTAAAAGTATTAGAGCTACGGCAGCAAAAACTGCCCAGTTAGTTGACTCCTTCCTTGCTCCTGTTAAAGGACTAAGTGATATGAAGAACATCATTTATACATATGTTAATCACATGACACGTACACAGCAGTTGAAGAATATTGAAAATGGTTTTTTTGACTGGCTCGGAGCATCAAAGGTAAGTACTAACAAGCAAGCAAAGATTGCAGAAATGAACACAGCAAGCCCTAAGGCATTGCCTGCATTGTTTGGTCTTGTAAAACAGATCATGACTGTAAAGGATCATATTATTGATCAGTTAGATAATGCTCCTGCTGATGTGACAGCAACAACAAAAGGTGAGAAGGGCGGCGAAGGATATGTTGCTCTAGGATCAAAGACTAAACTAGTGCCGCGGCAGCGTTGGCAACCAAATTAAGGAATAGACAATGAAAATTAATGAAGTAATAGAAGAAGGCATGTATGATGCATCTCCCTTTGCCCAGAAGATGGCAAAATACGGACGCATTATCTCAGCAATGGGCGAAGGTGACGGCGCATCTGGAAGCTTAAAAAAGCAAAAAGGCGAAGATGATAAAGCATATGATGATAGATTACGTAACATGAATCAAATGTCTGCTGTTGGATCTGCGCTAGGTGAAGTTGGTTCTTATGGAATCATAGATCCATCAACATCCAAAGGCGACCAAAAAGCAAACTTAGCTAAAATGTTTGCTGATATTGAGAAAAAGACAGGCGTTGGCAGAGCCGGCGTTATGCAGTTAATTTCTAAAGCAGATAAAATGGGTGATGTAAAAGCTAAAGTTCCAGATCCAGAACCAACTGATCAAGACGATGACGACTTTGATGAGCCAGACGATAGAGAGCCAAGCGATGATGAGCTTGCACGTCAAGCAGATCGCGCAGCAAGAGGCTAACATTTAATGACTGAAAAGTTTACAGCAGCACAATGGGCAGAGATTGAAGGCGGGCATGAAATGACTGCCTCAGAGCAACCATTTTCTTTTATTAAAGACATACACGAATCACGTATGACTAAAGACAATGGCAGCTCACAAAAGCTAACATATACTGACTGTGGACAACGATTGTATTTGATTTTATTAGCACTAGAAACAATGCGTCAGTATCCAGACTTTAAAGCTTATGTGCAACGATATTGTAAGAAAACTGCGGGTTTTGAATTACACAAGTTTTATCGTGTAATGGGAACTGATCTCTACAACTTTACATATTTCCTTGTAGGTAACGGTCCTGCCCAAGATAAACTTAAAGACCCAGAGTCTGCAAAGCGTATGCGAGCAACTACAAAATTACCAACAGCAGCTATTAATAGATACATTAATGCATTAGCTTCTGGTAAACAGCCAGTGCAAGTAAACAATATGCTTATGGCAATTGAAACAGCCGTTAAGATTACTAACAGCGACTATAAACAAATTCGCAGGAACTTAGTTAACTTTCAAAAGTTAACCAAAGCAGAGAAGCGTTTGATATCTACACGCTTAATATTTGCTGTTCGTGCTAAACTACGCAGCTCGGATATCATTGAAGACTTTGAAAAGTTTGCAGCAATTAAGAACTTAGAAAAAGCAAGTGTAATAGATCCAGAACCAACTATATCAACTCCTGATCTAAGCACCACAGGCGCAGAACTAGCACTATATAGATATCTAGTAGGAGACAGGAACTTAGCACTTACTAAAAAGTTCTTAGAGCAAGCCAAAGACGGTAAAGCAGCAAGTGCTAACATGGTTGCAGCCTACTTGCCAGCTATTAAAATGATAGATGATATCGTAAAAGGTGGCCCTGCAATGGTTCAACAGCTACGAGCAGTGCATAAGAGAGCTAAAAAACGCTAACTAAGCCTCGTTTTTATTTTAAAATGATAAATAATATTATACAAGTAAGAAGAGAATCTTACTTGCCATTAGAAAACAGGAGAATATAAAATGGCTACAGTAACAAGAACTAACCCAGCAGCGATCACTCGCGGCACAATTCAAAAAACACGTGAACTAGATATGATGAAAGTTGTACTAGCAGGCGGAAACGGCTTAGGAGC